GTTATGTTGAACCAATTCCAGAAATAGTTAAAACTATGGAAGAAATTGTAGAGACGTACCATCGCGGGGAAAGATATGGAACTGTATTTTGCGGTCATCTTAAGGATGAAGCTGTATCTTTTGCTAAAGCTGCTTCTGGTGCTACACGATTATTTACTTCTAGTTCTATGGCTTGGTCTTTAATTGTTCGAAAATATCTTTTATCTGTCATTGTGTTAATGCAAAACAATAGAGAAATGTTTGAATGTGGACCTGGTATAGTAGCACAGTCTTTAGAGTGGGATAAACTTTATAAACATATCACAAAACATGGTGAACACAAAATGATTGCTGGTGACTATGGTAAATTTGATAAACGTATGTCTCCTACAATGATTTTAGCTGCTTTCAACATAATTGAAAATATGTGTGTACGAGCTGGTTATTCTGCGAAAGAACTCAAAGTAGTGCGTGGAATTGCTTATGATGTTGCATATCCTATAGTTGATTTTAATGGTGAATTAATTCAATTCTTTGGTGGTAATCCGTCAGGTCACCCTTTAACAGTAATTATCAATGGTTTAGCAAACTCTATTTATATGAGGTATTGTTATGCAGAATTGAACCCTGGTAAAGAGTGTATTACATTTGATCATAGAGTAGTGCTGATGACTTATGGTGATGATAATATAATGAGTGTTTCTGATGAAGCACCCTTTTTTAATCACACCACTATTCAACAGACACTCGCTGATGTTGATGTACAATACACTATGGCTGATAAAGAAGCGAAATCTATACCCTACATCAATATTGCTGATTGTTCCTTTTTGAAACGATCGTGGCGATTTGATCAAGATGTAGGTTGTTATTTAGCACCATTAGATGAAACTTCAATATCTAAGATGTTGACAATTTGTGTGAGATCTAGAAATATATCTCCTGAAGCTCATGCTATGCAAGTAATTGGAACGGCGATGCGAGAGTATTTTATGTATGGTAAAGATAAATATGAACAAATGAGATACGTTATGGAACGTGTCATTGACGAATGTGATCTTGAACTTTATGTAGAATCTTCAACCTTCCCTACATGGACGGAGTTAAAACAAGCTTTTAACGATGATACATGGGGCTTAGTGGGTGACACACGTGTGTGTAACCCATGGGAGTAAGTAACCTCCCAGGAGTAAACCTTATAAATCACCTTGTGCATTGGTTACATGCACAGAACCCGCACTTGGATAAGTGATCTAATTTAGATTGATAGTCTTTATTAGTATTAATAATTATCGCTCAAAACTATATCGAGGAGTTCAGCTGTGGAACTGAACAAAGTTGTGTGTGTGAACTAGATCACACACCCTACGTCTCTCGGGATGAGAGACACCCCATTCAAGGGGTAGAAATCCTAGATAATGAGTGTTCTTGTGATGGTTGTTATGGTTATTGTACTATACAATCAGATACAATGGACGTCATTGCAATGGATAAAAATATCAATGTTTCTAATAACGAAAATGTTCGTTTCTTAGATACAGCTGTAGGTATGACAGCTGGTATTGATAGACCGTATGATGGAATTAGTGCAGGCGATCAAACTGAGGCAATGGATTTTGTTAAATTCTTATCTCGACCTGTTCGCATAGCTAATTTCACTTGGAATGAAAGTGACGCAGTTGGTACTTCACATACGTATTCACCTTGGCAATTATTTTTTAATGATGCTCGTGTGAAATACAAATTGAACAATTTTGCATTTATACAATGTAAACTTAAGATTAAAGTCTTAATCAACGCTTCACCTTTTTACTATGGTGCTATGTACATGGGGTATCAACCTCTACCCAATTTGACACCTAGCACAATACAAAATGATACTGGAACAAGGTATTTGATTCCGTATTCTCAGCGACCTCATTTGTGGATTTATCCTCAAGGGAATGAAGCTGGGGAAATGACTCTACCTTTCTTTTATCATCGCAATTTTATAAATGCACAACTCAGTCAAGAGTTTGCAGATATGGGACAGTTGACATTCTTAAACTACACTACATTACAATCTGCTAATGGAGTGTCTAGTTCTGGTGTATCAATTGCAATCTACGCGTGGGCTGAAGATGTCAAATTATCTGGTCCATCTGTAGGTTTGGCGCTTCAATCTGATGAATATGGTGAAGGATGTGTATCCGCACCAGCATCAGCAATAGCTAATGCAGCATCGTGGTTCGAGGATATTCCAATTATTGGTAAATTTGCTACAGCCACGCGTATTGGAGCATCTGCAGTGTCAACTATAGCAAGCATGTTTGGTTTTACAAATGTACCCGTGATAGCTGATACTCAACCATATAGACCTGAACCCTTTCCTAAAATGGCAAATACAGATATTGGGTTTCCTGTAGAAAAATTAACATTAGATCCTAAGAATGAACTTTCCGTAGATCCAGCTATTTTAGGATTGGAAAGCACGGACGAAATGGTAATTAATCATCTTGCTCAGAGAGAGTCTTATTTGTGTACCGCAAATTGGACAACATCTAATGCTGTTGATGATATTCTGTTTTCATCTCGTGTTCTTCCAGCTCTATATGATAGTGATGGTGCACCAATACCCAAAGTTTATTTGACACCTGTTGCATGGGTTGCAGCACCATTTTTAAATTGGAGAGGAGATATCATCTTCAAATTTAAAATTATGGCATCTGTTTTCCATAAAGGCCGATTACGTATTTCATATGATCCATCAGGTTATAGTGGTGAGAACATATTAGTTGATTCAGTATCATCTAATGTAGTTTTTACATCTATTGTTGATCTAGGTGAGTCTAACGAGATAGAATTTCGTGTTCCTTACCAACAGGCTACATCATTTTTACAGAATGGTACTGGTTACTCATCTGCTAATATACCTTGGTCTACTTCTTTGACACCCACATATGCTGGGAACAAATTGTTTGATAACGGATATATTACAATGAGAGTTCAAACTGCTCTTACTGCACCTGTGTTGACTTCAACAGTTAATATATTGGTAACAGTTAGAGGAGCTGAAAACATAGAATTTGCGAATCCCCGTGATCTACCACAAGCTACACCATTTGCTGTACAGTCAGATAGTTTTACTGAAAGTGATTCAGCTATTAAATTTATAGCAGGAACTGGTGAACCTAATGTTCATTCAGATAGATACTTAGTTAATTTTGGCGAAGGAGTTAAATCCTTTCGACAATTATTACGAAGATATACACTTTCTAGTACTTCAATTATACCTGATGATACAACTAATGATTATGTAGTTTGGAAGAAGCTTTTTGCTAAGATTCCACCACAATTTGGTTATGATACCAGTGGATTGAACTCGGCTAAAGGGCTGGTAGTTCCAGGTAGTAATTTTGGATTTAATTATTCTCAACTAACACCATTACAGTGGATTATGCCAGCTTTCGTCACATATCGCGGATCAACTCATTATTCATTTAATGTTGTTGCTCCCACGCCTATTAGTGGAGCTAGGGTTTATAGAACAAATGCTGCCAACACTAACGTTCCCGTTAGTGAAACAGTAGTTACAGGTCTTAAAACCACCACTAGTGCTGGAGCTGCTTTCTTTTTCAACAATACACCTTCTGCTGCATCTGGTCAAAGTGTGTGTTCCCAATTTACCAATGCTGGTATCAAC